TCAATGTATCGGCTGTAGACTAGAGCGATCCAGACAATGGGCAGTTCGGTGTGTACACGAACTGCAAATGCACGAGCAATCGTGCTATCTCACACTCACATACGACGATAAAAACCTACCCGCATACGGGTCACTCAATAAAAAAGACTTTCAAGACTTCATGAAACGTCTTAGGAAACACTTCGCCGGAACAAAAATCCGCTACTTTCATTGCGGAGAATACGGCGAAAATGGCCAAAGGCCTCACTACCACGCGTGCATCTTTGGCGTGGACTTCTCAGACAAAAAACCTAAATTCAAAAACAATGTCGGAGACCAGCTGTACACTTCCGAAACGCTGGAAAAAATATGGAAAAAAGGAATTACGACGATCGGAGACGTCACCTTCGCGTCTGCCGCCTATGTGGCCAGATATATTACGAAGAAAATCACAGGACCAAAAGCAGACGACCACTACAACCTCATCAACCACGAGACGGGAGAAGTACTAGCAAGTCACGAACCGGAATATGTAACCATGTCCCGACGCCCGGGCATTGGAATCCCGTGGTACGAAAAATATAAAAAAGATTGCTTCCCAAGTGACTTTGTCGTCGTAAACGACAAAAAAATGCGTATTCCGAAGGCATACGCCTTGCTTCTTGAAAAAGAAGACCCACTCTTATCCCAACAACTCAAAGCAGAAAGGAAAGTCGCCGCTGGTGAACACAGCGACGACCAAACTCATGAACGATTAATGGTTAAGGAAGATATTCAGTACCTTAAGTTAGAACAATTAAAAAGAAAGTATGAACAAGAATGAAAGTTAAGATGTACGCAGTAATGGACGTGAAGATGGGCATGTATCAGCAGCCATTCTTCCAGGCAAACAATTTAACGGCACTTCGGACCTTCGAAGACAACATACAAGAGCCCAATTCTCGATTCGCAAAACATGCAGAGGATTACCGCCTATACGAAATTGGGGAATTCGACGACGAAACAGGCGAGCTTCGTAGCGTCGAAAATAAACCAGTGCTATTAGCTGAAGCGCTAGAGTACATTAAACGGTAAATAAAAACGGCTCTCGGACGGATTTCGTGTTCGAGAGTCGTATAAAAAATCTTAAGGAAAACTCATGAAATCAGTGATGACACACTCTTTCTCCCAGGTGCCAGCGGCACAAATCCCCCGCTCCACTTTCGATAGAACGAGCGGCTACAAAACAACCTTCGACTCAGGGTACTTAATTCCCTTCATGGTAGACGAGGCACTTCCTGGCGATACGTTCTCAGTCAACGCGACCTTATTCGCCCGTCTAGCCACACCCATCGTCCCTTTCATGGACAACCTACGAGTCGAAACCTTCTTCTTCGCAGTACCCAACCGACTGGTCTGGGATAACTGGCAAAAATTCAATGGCGAGCAAATCGATCCGGGCGACAGCACAGACTATCTAGTTCCACAGATGGTCTCTCCGGTCGGCGGTTATTCCGTCGGCACACTCTCAGACTACTTCGGCCTCCCAATCTTAAAAGCCGGATTTAGCCATAGCTCTCTATGGCATCGAGCCTATAACCTTATCTGGAATGAATGGTATCGAGACCAAAACCTGCAAGACTCAGTTGTTGTCGACAGAGACGACGGACCTGACGCGGTTACGGATTACACCCTTCTTCCTCGAGGAAAACGACATGACTACTTCACCAGCTGCTTACCATGGCCTCAAAAAGGTCCAAGCGTCCCTCTTCCATTGGGCACTTCGGCACCCATTTCTCGCGTCAGCAATGCTAACGGTTGGTCTGTGTATGAGCATTCTAGTAACAGTCTATCGTCTGATTGCGACCTCGGGTCACGAACAACAGGCTATCTGTCTTCCATCGACTCAGGACCAAACCGAAAAAGTCTCGACCCCAACGGCGGCCTCATCGCGGACCTCTCCACAGCAACGTCGGCCACGATCAACGCCCTCAGACAAGCGTTCCAACTCCAAAAACTCTACGAACGGGACGCCAGAGGCGGCACCCGCTATACAGAAATCATCAGAAGCCATTTCGGAGTAACAAGCCCAGATGCACGACTACAAAGACCAGAATACCTTGGAGGTGGTTCAACTTTTGTTAACATCCATCCAATTGCTCAAACAAGTTCCACGGACGCCACCACGCCACAGGGAAACCTTGCGGCAATGGGAACGTTCTCTGCGAGCGGTCATGGCTTCTCCAAATCCTTCACAGAGCATTGCCTTCTTATCGGACTGCTATCAGTCCGTGCGGACCTCAATTATCAACAAGGACTTAATCGGATGTGGAGTCGTAACACCCGATGGGACTTCTATTGGCCAGCTCTTAGCCACATTGGAGAACAAGCTGTCCTTAACAAGGAAATCTTCTGCCAAGGAACTGCGGGAGGTACTGCAGATGCCGGTGTATTCGGCTACCAAGAACGTTACGCCGAATATCGATACAAACCGTCGACCATTACGGGGCTCTTCCGCTCCGACGCCGTCGGAACACTCGACATCTGGCACTTGGCACAAGACTTCTCTACGCTCCCTGTTCTCGGTGAAAGCTTTATCCGAGAAAATCCGCCAGTGGACCGCGTAATAGCAACACCTGACGAGCCGCAGTTTCTACTCGACTCATATATCAAAATGAAATGTGCCAGACCGATGCCCACATACTCGGTCCCGGGACTTATTGACCATTTCTAGGAGATAAAATGGGCTGGGAACAAATAGCGGCAGCAGCTAGTGGTCCGATTGGCGCAGGGATTGGCGCCATCGGTACCTCGAGCGCCAACGCAACAAATCTACAAATAGCAGCAGACACCCGGGAGTTTAACTCCCGGGAAGCTGCAATCGCCCGTGACTGGCAACAAGGCATGTCTAACACTGCTTATCAGCGAGCAATGCGAGACATGAAAGACGCCGGACTCAATCCAATGCTCGCTTTCTCTCAAGGCGGCGCTAGTAGCCCAGGCGGAGCTACCGCTTCGGCCGCTAACGCCGCTCCCGTTCAGAACGAGCTCTCTGGCATAGGGGACGCCGTCGGAAAAACGATGACATCTGCACTTGCAGTTCAGCAGATGAAAAAAGACATCGAAAAAACCGACACCGCAATCCAACTGGATAAAGCCAATAAAAACCTCACGGACAAACAAACAGAGATATCGACGGCGAACGCTCAAGTCGCCAAAGTAAAAGCCGAGGAAACACGAGCGCAACTACCTGCACTGCTCGAAAGAGCAAAAAACTCTAAGTCGCAAGAAGATCACAACAAATACTTCCAAACATTCGACAACTGGATTCAGCGACTTCAAGACACGGCAGGAGTAGTAGGCTCTGCACTCGGCGGCGCATCTAAGTATCAAGGTATGCGCAACAAATCGTCTGCAACTGCAGACGAATTACAGGAAATGGAACGCCTCAAATACGAGGCGAACTACTGGAAAAACAAACACAACGGAAAGAAATAATCATGATGAAAGCAATCGCGCGTGAAAAGCGCACAACCAAATTCAGAACCAATTACCAAGCGTCCGAAGGACAAGGCCTCAAATTCGACGAGAAAGAAGGCCGCACAAAACAGAGCATGAAGGATGAATGCGACATCAATCTAATCATGAAAAAATTCGAAAAGACCGGCATCTTGCCGGAAATGATCAAAGAAAATCCACAATACGGAGACTTCTCCGAACCAATCGAATACCGGGAATCACTAGAAATCGTGCGTTTCGCTAAAGAGCAATTCGACAGCTTATCAGCCAAAGTAAGAGCACGATTCGACAACAACCCGGAAAGCTTCCTAGAATTCGCTACAAACCCTCAGAACGCAAAAGAGATGGTAGACCTAGGACTAGCTAACGAACGCATCGTAAAAGACGAAGGCACCGCGTTAAACGAGGCATCTATCAACAAGCTGGCAACAGCAATCGGCGAAAAGGTAAAACCTACGCCTAAGAAAACTAAAAACGATGAGTAAAGTATTACCGATGAGAACAAAGACACATACGCACGAACCCGTTATGAGTTCGTTGCGAAAAATTATTTACTGCAGAGTCTGCCGAGTGGTTCTTGATGAGGGGCCGAACGTACCCGTTCGGACCCCGGCAAGCGAAGCGCGGCAGGAGCCCCCACCAGTTACCGCTACTTGATGTTAACTGGTGGGACTGACACCAAAACAACGTTTGGATGTCAGAAAAAAACCCCCGGGGGGAAGCCCCCGGGGAACCGGAAAGTTTACTTCTCCGGACTAGAGTTTAACGCAGCGGCTAATGCAATCACCGCGGCCTCTAACTCTTGAGCGGTCTTACTCGTAGGGTTCTTACCCTTGAGATAAGTAACGCGATTAATAACAAGCCCGAGTATGATAGATATCTGCTCAGGCGTAAGTTTAACGACTTTCATAGATCCTCCGTTTTCCTGGATTACTCAGAACTTCGGTTTAGAGAATTATCTAGGAGGCGAAGCCCCGGGAACCGGAAGAGGTACTCCGAAAGTCCTAGAAAATTTGAGAAACTGAAGTAATGTGTATGACAAGAGAAAACGAAGGAGCTACTGAATGCGTAAACGAAGCAAAATGAGCAAACATCACTCGAAAAAATTGTTCAGAAATACAGCGTCACGAACGCACAAAAAGAACGTCTCTCCCCGCCCAATGCGCGGTGGAATTAGACTCTAAAAAATAGAAAGGACAGTAACAATGCCCTGTTACCATCCCCTCAAAGGATACCGTTCAAAAGAACGCACATCCTCTGGAAAACGTAGCATAGTCTTCACCAAAGCCGAAGCCTACACAGACCTCGAAATCGAAATATCTTGTGGTCAATGTATCGGCTGTAGACTAGAGCGATCCAGACAATGGGCAGTTCGGTGTGTACACGAACTGCAAATGCACGAGCAATCGTGCTATCTCACACTCACATACGACGATAAAAACCTACCCCAATACGGGTCACTCAATAAAAAAGACTTCCAAGACTTCATGAAACGTCTTAGGAAACACTTCGCCGGAACTAAAATCCGCTACTTTCACTGCGGGGAATACGGCGAAAATGGCAAACGCCCTCACTACCACGCCTGTATATTTGGCGTGGACTTCTCCGACAAAGAACCAAAATTTAAAAACAATGTCGGAGATCAACTCTACACATCACCCACCTTGGAAAAGATATGGCAAAAAGGAATTACGACGATAGGAGACGTCACCTTCGCGTCTGCCGCTTATGTGGCCAGATATATTACGAAGAAAATCACCGGGCCAAAAGCAGACGAACACTACAACCTCATCGACCACGAGACGGGAGAAGTACTGGCATCACACGAGCCAGAGTATGTAACCATGTCCCGGCGCCCGGGCATTGGGATCCCGTGGTACGAAAAGTATAAAAAAGATTGCTTTCCAAGCGACTTTGTCATCGTGAATGACAAAAAAATGCGAATACCGAAGGCGTATTCGCTACTACTAGAAAAAGAAGATCCAAGATTCGCTCAACAACTCAAAGCAGAAAGGAAAGTCGCCGCTGCTGAGCACAGCGACGACCAAACACATGAACGATTAATGGTTAAGGAAGATATTCAGTACCTTAAATTAGAACAACTTAAAAGAAAGTATGAAGTAGAATGAAGATTCAAATGTACGCAGTTCTTGACACGAAGATGGGAATGTATCAGCAACCCTTCTTCCAAGCTAATAACCTTACTGCATTGCGCACGTTCCAGGACAATGTCCAAGAACCTGGCTCGCGCCTAGCAAAGCATGCAGACGATTACTGCCTATACGAAATTGGGCAATTCGACGACGAGACGGGGGAACTTCGATCGGTCGAAAACAAACCTGTACTATTAGCGCGAGCTAACGAGTATCTTAAGCAGTAACAAAAAAGGCGCTCGGGGAATTTCGTACTCGAGCGTCGTATAAAAATTCTTAAGGAAACGAACACATGAAATCAGTGATGACTCACTCTTTTTCTCAGGTGCCATCGGCACAAATTCCGCGGAGTACGTTCGACAGAACGAGCGGATACAAAACTACATTCGACTCAGGGTATTTAATTCCCTTCCTGGTAGACGAGGCTCTTCCTGGCGATACGTTCTCTGTGAACGCCACCTTATTCGCCCGTCTAGCAACACCCATCGTCCCTTTCATGGACAACCTACGAGTCGAAACCTTCTTCTTTGCAGTTCCAAACCGATTGGTTTGGGATAACTGGCAAAAATTCAATGGCGAGCAAATCGATCCGGGCGACAGCACAGACTATCTAGTGCCACAGATGGTCTCTCCGGTCGGCGGTTATTCCGTCGGCACTCTCTCTGACTACTTCGGCCTCCCAATATTAAAAGCCGGATTTAGCCATAGCTCTCTATGGCATCGAGCCTATAACCTGATCTGGAATGAATGGTTCCGAGATCAAAACCTGCAAGACTCCGTTGTCGTCGACAGAGACGACGGACCTGACACGGTTACGGATTACACCCTTCTTCCAAGAGGAAAACGACATGACTACTTCACCAGCTGCTTACCATGGCCTCAAAAAGGTCCAAGCGTCCCTCTTCCATTGGGCACTTCAGCACCCGTTTCTCGCGTCAGCAATGCTAACGGTTGGTCTGTGTTTGAGCATTCTAGTAACAGCTTATCGTCTGATTGTGACCTCGGGTCCCGAACAACCGGTTATTTGTCCTCAATCGACTCAGGACCAAACCGAAAAAGCCTCGATCCCAACGGAGGGCTCATCGCAGACCTCTCAACAGCGACGGCGGCAACCATCAACTCGCTTAGACAAGCGTTCCAACTTCAAAAACTTTACGAACGAGACGCCCGTGGCGGCACCCGCTACACCGAAATCATCCGTTCGCACTTCGGAGTAGTAAGCCCCGATGCACGACTCCAACGGCCTGAATACCTCGGTGGTGGTTCCACCATGGTTAACATTCACCCTATCGCTCAAACGAGCTCAACGGATGCGACTACTCCCCAAGGTAACCTTGCGGCGATGGGAACTTTCAGCGCTTCTGGGCACGGCTTCAGCAAATCCTTTACAGAGCACTGCCTTCTCATTGGCATGCTTTCGGTACGAGCTGACCTTAATTACCAACAAGGCCTTAACCGTATGTGGACCCGGAACACCCGATGGGACTACTACTGGCCAGCTCTCTCCCACATTGGAGAACAAGCCGTCCTAAACAAGGAAATCTATTGCCAAGGCACAGCCGGAGGAGACGACGATGACGGAGTATTCGGTTACCAAGAAAGATATGCGGAATACCGCTACAAGCCGTCGGTCATCACTGGCCTATTCCGTAGTACGGCAACTGGCTCACTGGACATCTGGCACCTTGCTCAAGAGTTCTCAA